ACGTAGGAAGTTCTGTGTAATCTCTAAGCTCTGAGAACCAAGTCCCAAGTTACCACTGAGATAGTAATCAATGTTAGAAGCACCCAAGTTACCGGAAGCCATACAACCGGAAAGTGACCATGCGGTTCCCACACCAGCCAATACTGAAGCTGTCATCCAGTTTGCCGTGTCAACATCTCTGAAAGCCTTTACATCCATGCCTCTGCCTTCGTCAAAGGCCTTGGCAAGAGGGAAGAGACTTACAGTGAAGTTTGATGGAATCGTTTGTCCACCATAGATGTCCTTGAGGTTAAACAGAACCCTGAAGCTTCCAGTGTTTGTGTTTAGAAAGCTTGAAGTCAGAGATTGTAAAGGGGAATAGTCAAAGGCAATCAACAATCTTGATAGTTCGTTGATGTTACCTGAAACCGAAGGCGTTTCATTGTAGAGCTTAAACAGGTCAAGCGTTCCAGCTTGACCCACGTTAGCATCAAGGGAAGCCGAACCGACAATGATCTTGTCGGTGATGTAGGTGTCTTTGCTGGCGCTTAGTATCCTGTACATGGTTAGATTGCACTTCCGATAATGTCGTTATCTTTGTAACGGAGCTCAAAGATTGATCCGGGTGGCCCAATAATGATGCCCTTAGTTGTGTTGGACTGGACGTCAAACTGAACGTTGCTGTAGGCTCTTGTTCCGGTTGCAGGTGTTGTTGTCACGTTTGACACAGACATAGACTGAAGAGATATCACTCCCTGATTGTTGTAAATGATATTACGAATATCGTCTATGACAATGGGTTGGTCAATCTCAAAGTGTTTGATATCAAAGTACTGCTTTAGTCTGGCAATAACGTTCTGAAGAACCAAGTTTCTGTTAAAGGTTGGGTCAATAACAATGATGAAGTTTACCTGGATGTTCACAACCTGGGCATCTAAGATGTCAATAGCATCCGAAATCATACGGTACTGATTCAAGTAGGTTGACAAGTTCTTCTTGAGACTATCCGGAGAAATTGCAAGTCTTCCAGTGCCATTTCTAGAAATGATGTACAGTAGCGAAGAAAGAGGGTTGTTCGGGTTAGAACGAATGCTTGCACGGAATACTCTTCCAAAGTTGGAAGGCATCGTGTACACTCTTGCGATAAGGTCTTCCTTTGTAACAATTCTAGACTGTGCTGCTCTGGCTGCTGGAACTCTTAACTTGAGTTCTGACAGTGTTGGAGCATCGTCACCGCCGCTGGCATCTGTAAGATTTACCGCATCCACAGAAGCTCTTACGGCTGCTGCAATGGTTGGTGTTGGACTGTTTGGGAATCCGATGATAATGTTCTGGACACCACGAATAGAACCTGCACCAACGTTGTGACTCAGTCCACCTCCATAACGATAGGTTACAGACACGGTTGAGTTCGGAGCTACGACGCCAAGAGTTGTTGTCTGAAGTAAGTTACCTGGATTAAGTGTAAATCTTGAGAATGTTCTTTTCCCATATAATGGCAAGGCAAAATCACTTGGATCTGGAATGATGTCGTCTGTGAGAGACTGAGCACTACCACCGCCAAAGGTGAGAGTATTCAGTCTGGTATCAATAGCTGTCTCCGAGATGAAACGATATGGAGCAGGAATCAGCATCATGTTTTCCTTGACCAAGTCGTTGTCTTCGTTACGATTCAACATTGTCTGGAATACCGTGTCTTGAGTAAGGTATTCCACTTGGTAATACTTGTTGCCAAGACTGTCGTTCACAGCAATGATATCGGTAACGTTTTCTTTTGAGAGAGTGAATCTTAGAAACGCTGAAAAAGATCCAACTGTAAAATTCTCTGTAGTCCTGAATCCAGAAAGGCACACTTCTGTTCTTGACAAGAAGAAAGCACTTACATTATTGTTAGCATCACGCTTTGAGATCTGTTGTACAGCTATGAGATTGCCGTCTCTGTCTGTGTCGGTGTAGTCAATGTCTTCGGTTAACTCAAACTGAATACCATTCTGTGCCGTGCAGAAGGTGCTAGCGTAGATGATAGGCAGAGCATTAGGATCTGGAATCGGAGGGTTACTTCCAGGAGACACAGGCACTTCTACGATAAATGTAATATTGCAAACAGCAGGACTTGCTCCAACGATTGGAACTCCAGCATCACGAACCAACTTCTCAATATTTCTAGACTCAGTTGCTGTCTCTGGAGAGAGTTCATGAAACTGATGATCTAGGTAGAAACTCTGAACGTCTCCAACGTAAGCTGCGAGCTCAAGGAGCAAACCTCCCAAGCTAGCTTCGCTGAAGTCTTTGATTCTATCAGGATAGTGCACACGGGCATATTCAAACAGGTCGGCTTTGAAACCATCAAAGTCCTTGTTGAGAAACTTCCTCTGTTTAATTACCTTGAGGAGTTGGCGTCTGCTATCAATTGTCATCGGTTAACCATCCACTCCTACTAAATAACGAACAACAAGAGTTCCAATCCCTTTTCAATCACATTCAGAGCAGGAACACTGTAAACAAGAAACAAAACAATGCGTCCCGTGAAGGTTGTGTTTTGAAATTCTGGTTTAGAATCAAATCCCACCAAGGTGATAAAGGGCATGTACTTGCCAACAGCTGTGTTGATACGAAGCATCGCTTCGGCATCAAAGTCTTCCTTGGAACTAAACTCTGCCACTAAGGGTTGCAAGTCAGCACCAACATCAAACTTGATGAGCCTACCTCCGTGATTGGTCAGAAGCAGGTTACGAAGATTATCATGGACTACATCTTGGATGTTGGTATACATAGCGAAAAGTCCATCGCTGTTGTTTCCAAATTCAACTGGTGTCTTGATACCAACAGGAAGAATGCTTCCAGGTGTTGTCAAAACATTCTGAACTTGGAATTCCTTGATACCAACGTTCTTGAAACTGATAAGAGTCATCGTAATGAGTAAGTATCAGTTTCTTAGATACCGAGATTGGACTTGATGGCATCCACATCAGTTTGTAGCTGGGCAAGCTGGGACGAGATACGTTCGTCAATGATCTGGTTTGCCAACTGCACAATCAGGATTTGCATATATGGAAACAGGGCTTTTGATAACTGATCAGCTGTCTTTGCCGCATATGCTGCAATTTGCTCCGGCAATGGATCAGGAATTGGAGCTCCTGGAGGTGGTGGTGGTGGTGGTGGTGGTGGTGGAATGAACTGCATGATATTCTGCTCAGCTGGAAGCAAAATATTCTTGAGGTCAAGCATTGTCAACGACGTTGGAGTCGGAGCTGGAATGATGGTTGTCAATGCAGCTGGCGGTAATGGAATTGGCCCATCTGGCGGATTTGCAACCGGTGGAGAAGGTGGGAATGGCATTTTTTAACTCTGGTTATCTTTCTTCATGAATACATTCTTGGATCTAGTATCGGCAACCTTCATGTCATCACTCTCAGTACTCTTGAGTGGTTTGATTTTGGTATCTCTGAAAGTATTCAAATTTGAGCTACCCAAGCTAGATTTTACCTTAACACCAATCAAACCAGGAATCGGCGAGAATGGTCCAGCAGCATTGGGAGCTGAAATACCATCTGAGATACCCTTAAATTGGTCGGCTGTTTTGCCAGCTAATTGATACATCATATCAACTATCAAGTTGAGTGTTATTTTTAATTTTGAGTAAAGCACTACAGGGTCTGCATCGCCTTCAGTGTCACTCTTACAACCCAACAAGATTCTGCCATCGTCAGCATCATTGAAGTTGATGTAAACCTTCTTACCATGAAGCATCACTCTACCGTCTTTAGCCATCACAAGCATAGCAAAGTCCTTGGGGTCATCTGCAACCTTGCCTTCCTTGATGATACGAATGTCACCTGAAGCATCTGGTCCATTGTCTTCATCTTTACCTTTGGCAATGATTCTTACATGTTCAGACTTAATAACAGCAAATGGTTGCCCAGCATTCTCTCCAGCTGGAAGGTCTTCTATCTTGTCTCCATACTTGGCGTCTGTGTTGGTAAAGATTCCGTCAGCATTATCATTGTCATTTCCAAAGTTAATCCCAAAGTTCTCATCTCCCTTGGTCTTCATAGAAATGTAAACTCTTGAGAGATCTCGTTTGAAGTCCGGATCTCCTTCAGTTGGGTTATTAGGCTTACCCTGTTTCTTAAAAGGTACCTTGTCAACCTCTTGCTTAGATCTTGTATTCGCTATAACCCTTGCAGCGGTCGGGTTATGATTACCTGCCGTTGGGTCATCATCTGGCCCTGGTGGCTTTCTTGGGGCTCCTAGACCGGCTACGAGGTCAATTGTACCAGCTTTAGCAAGCACGTCTTTGCCTTCGCTGCCTGTTACTGGAACTAGTGGACCTGTGCGATCTCTTCCAATGATAATCGCTGCGTTGTTTGAGCCAAACAGAGCGAAGTCACCTGGACGTTTACGTTGTCTTGGAACGGCTTCAAATTGACTGATAATGGAAGCTGTTGCATTTGTAACAATATCTTCAAATGGATTCGTTGTACTGTCAGTTGCTGGTTTTAGAGAATATGATTCAGGTGTTCCAGCTCCATTTGGAAAGTTAGGAGCACTACCCGTAAGAGCACTTCTTTGAGAAGATGTTAAGTTACGAAGGTTGTTCGTTGGGTCATAGAGACGATCATAGTGGGTGTAGTTCACGTCTTCTATCTGTCTCGCAGCTGGTGCTCTAGTCATCCAGTAACCAAGAATGTTACCCGACTGAGAGAAGTCTTCATAGATAATAAAAACCTGTTCTCCTGGCTTTACTGGAAGTTGAAAGTGTGAAGAAAAGAAGGGGTAGAAAATATGTGGTGTAGGATCGCCCAAGTCATGTTCGTGACTAACAATTCTACCAACAATACTGTTATAGGGCATTGTCCCGACAGTTTCAGGGTTGTTAACACTATCTTCTAACTTATCTAACTCTTCAGGTGTTAGAGCATTAGGATCTGTAATAACGTCAACAACAACAGCTCTCTGGAGAGTGGGCGCAGTTCCACCTTGATATCCTCCACGTCTCTCTTGTGTGGTGTCTCTAGCACCAACACCACCGACTAACTGTCTTTGAACATTGAATCCGGTTGATCGCGTCATAACTCTATGTAGAGTCTAGAGACAAATCTGAGAATGTTCACACTAAGCCATTGGTGGAACGTCTTTGCCTCTACCATACTTGAAAATGCCAAGAATCTGATTGATAGGTGCAAAGTTACCGGTAAGCTTGTATGTGTCACCCTTCCACTGAAAGGTAATGCCTTCCATAGAAGAAGTTACATTGTCAGCACTGCGGAGTTTAGAAAGGTCTTTCTTGATAAGCTCAATAGCAGCTGCATTACCTGAACCAGCAATCTTGCTGAGAGCTGTCTGGACTTCAGCGCGAAGTCTCTGAACTTCCTTGTTGGGATTGAGAGCAATCAAACTCTGAACGTCTTTCAAAACCTCAACAGCAAAGTCATGAACGACAGCTTCAAGCGGAGCAACAGCATTCTTGAGAGCCTTCTCTCTGAACTTCTGGATGCCAACAATTTGTTCTGGCGACAGTACCTTTTTTAAGGCATTGATATTTGGCTTCCCTGGTCTGTCAGCAATAATGGCTACAACCTGTGGAACCACATTAGCTGGAATCTTGAGTGGAGCTAGCTGTTGAACAATCTCGGCATCAATGAACTTGGCAAGTTGATCCTTGTCACTTAGTCCGTGCTTGGACTGAAGTGCCGTAAGACTAGCAAAGGCTCTCTTTACAGGCTCGGCACTTGACAACTTCTTGAGTGGTACCAAGACAGGTCCCATGATGTTCCAGTTGCTGTTTGCAATATTCTGTTGCATCTTCTCCATCTGTTGTAGAAGAAGGTTGAAGTTTGCTTCAATCTCTGGATTGTCAACAGACTTACCGGTTGCATCAATCATAGTCCCAGAACGATGAAAGACTATGACATTCTTGTCATAGTTTATAACATTGGCACTCTTGGGATAGATCACTTCAACCGAGAACCACACGTTACCGTTTGGACCGAAGATATTCTGTAACACCTTTCTGGGAAGTGCTAGCATAGATTGGTTGATAATCTTGAATGCTGTTGTAAAGGCTTCAGCAATAACTGGTGAGTCAGACCACTTGGTTGCAATACCAGCTGCATTGATTCCACCTGTCGCGAGCATGCCCTTGTTACGGGCTACCTTCACGGTGCCTTCTGCTACGTTGAAGGTTACGAACAAGTTCTGTCCGTCAAGCTTCTCTGTTACGTTCTCTAATTTGCCTGCACCAGCTGCCAGAAAGATCTTCTTGAGTTCTCCAAACGTGAGAGCGTCATTGTCATAGAGGTGGCTCATGTGTCCACCAAGACCACCCTCGTCAACAAGCTCTTGTTCTTGAACTACATTCTCAGCAAAGCCTTCTGAGAGTACACGAAGAACAGTCTGATAGATAAACTCTTTTAGAACAGTATTCATGGTAGTAACTACTTCCCGTGAATGCGTTCGTAGATCTGATCCTCTGACATATCGTCGTCTTTGTCAGTACCTTCAAGCTCAGCGTTTGCTACCAGCTCAGCTAGCTTAAGAAGTTGGTCGTTGCACTTGGACATACGCTCAAGATACTTGGCGATGGTCATACCGTGCAAGGCGTGTTGTTCTGCTCTGCCATGAACGTTGATGTAAAGATCAGCGAAAACAAGGTAACAGTTCATGCGATCCGTGATAGCATTCTCGTAGATCTGCTTCCAAAGTGTCTTCTTCTTGTCTAGACGTTTGTCAATAGCATCCAGAAGAGCCGAGAAGTCCTTCATCTGTTGCTTGATGGTCTTCTCTAACTCTTTGCCTGGAACTGGTTGGAAGTCTTCTTCTGGAATCTGTGGATTGAATGAAGCTGGTTGTGGCATTGCCATAGCGAAATCCCCTATTTGTGTACTTCTTCCTTCACAGTGCGATACTGTTTCTTGAGGGAAGAAAGAACGATAGATAACTGCTTTGAGCTCATACCTGTGATTTCACGGATATAACACATCACAGCTCTCTTACTAAGTAGGTCAATTTCATCTATGTTTTCTATGATTACGCTAATGGCGTTAAGGCAGGACATTTCATTGTCCGTCTTGGCTCGCGTCTTCAGTTCACCGATGATTAGTTTGAGATTTCTAGCGAATTCTTCTGTGGTAACAATGTCTTCAATGGAGGGGATCACATCGTAGGACTCAATGATGTCAATGTCGTGCTTGGCAAGGGCTTCTCTATTGTCTAGAGACACATAGGAAGCAACGTTCTTTGCATTTTGCTTTGACTTAATAATCAGCCAGTTCTTGGCAACAACATTGAAGTAGGAGAAGGCTCTTGATCCCTTCTCGGGATCAAACTTGGTAATGACTCCGTACAAGAATTCCAAACACTCATTCTTGATGTCACTTGTAGATTCATACATGACATGGAATCCATAGACATGAATGAGATTCTCAATGAGTTTGTCAAAAGCCGGAAGGATGACTTCTACGTAGAGCTTCTCTCTAATCTTGGGGTCAACCTCTGAAGCATATGATACAATTGCAACCTGAGTGTCGTCATCAAAGTAATTCTTAAATGCTTTTTCTCCTGGCTTGCGACGTGATATTTTCTTTTTGCCTAGAACCATTATTGTTATTCTTCTTCCCGTTCATCCTCAACAACCTTTACACTTACGTATTTCTGTTTGCTTCTCTGGGTGAACTTTCTAATCAAACCGGTCATGGCGTGCTTGGCTATCTTGACATCTTGCATGGCTTCCATTACAGCCAGCTTGACTTCCTTGCTGTCAAAGAACATCTGCATCTTCAGTAACTCTTCAAGAGTGTGTTCGCTAGCCTGGAGACTTTCAATACCTTCAGACAAGTCATCTTCTAGAATCATGATAATTCGTGCTAGTTTAAGTAGCTGGTAAACTGCCAGACCTAAACCTGCCATTAACAAAAGACACAGTAGTGCAAAGAAATAAACCACAGACTAAACCTTTCGTCTACTTGAAGTAAGTTTCAAGTATACTGTCATATTGTCGTGCGATTGCTTCATGATTGTAA